AACACCTCACCAGTGTCTTCAATAATCGTAACAATGTAAGGTAGCTTCAAACCGCTCTCTTCACCTGTCTCATCAAGATCTTCAAAGCCGGGCAGATCCAAATCGGTGTGTATCTCATATAAAGTAAGCTCATATGAAGAACTTCCGGGGTAAACACCCTGCACTTCATTAATAGCTTCCTGTACCTCTGACATTTTTTCTGCAGCAGAACCCTCTTGAGGCAGGTCTACATCACGATAAAAACCTGCTATCTGCAGCTTTCGAACCTCGTTCGAATCCATTTTAATAACATGCGTAATTCTAGGTGAAGACGCCAAATCAGTTGCGCCATATGGAACAACCAAATCTTCTGCATGAACAAACTGGCTAACAGCACGACCTTTTAACGGATCGAAGTAAACCTTTTTGAATGTAGAACCCACAACAGGAAGATAAAATAACATCTGATCCATCTCAGGATCATACTCTTCCATCTCATAGGTAATCATATAATTCATATAATCCTTGACACGCTCTGCTTGCTTAACAAGCTGCTCTGTCTGCGCACCAACGACTTGTGTTCTTACAGGCCCACTTGCAGGCAACATTTCACGATACGCTTGCGCCTGAAACTGCGTAACGCTTTCTGCCAACAGTGGATGAATAACGCCAGATGATCCCTCAAATGGCTCTGCTCGATCCTCGTACTGCATACCGAGGAACTCTAAACCGCGCTTATATGTGTCCTGCCAGTCTTGTCTGGAAGATATATCATCATCAATATCACCAGTTAAGTCAGAAGAAATCTTACCCAAATCACTGTCATCCATGAACTCAGCTAGGTTTGAATTATGTGATATTTGTGGTATCTCTTGCTCTTCTGCATATTCTCCAATGATTGCAGATCCGTCATCAAACTCAAAAATACCGGGATCTTGAGGTAACTCCTCAACCAAGACCTCATCTGGTTGTACCTCTGGAATTTGTGGACCTATGAGACCACCCGGACCTGAATCTTTTTCAATAGCCATACCTATTTACCTTTTTGTGTTGGAGCAAAGTCCGCTCGACCTTGAGTTGCCACAAGGGAGCGAGAGAAATGGACTGGGAGGTCTCCATCATCCTTCGCTCCAACCTCTTCAAGCTCATTAACAGATTGATTAACACCTGAATTAAGAACTTGTAAATCTATTTTGACAATAGATGTCATTATCTAACCCCTGAGAACCTCGTCCCTGATACAGCAGCTCCACCGCCTCGACAAACAGCGCCTCCCGGTTTCATTTTTTTAATTACACCGCCTTTTTTCTTTTTAACAACTTTTTTTTGCTTTGCAGCAGTTTTCATTGGTTCGGTTGTATTACCGTCACCATCTATGTCGATATAGTCAGGTTTGGATTTCATATCTTATCTCCTATGATTGTCCTTTGAATTTTGGCCCACGGCCATTCATAACTGCGCCGCCTAATTTCATTGCACGAACTGCGCCACCTTTGGCTTTATTAGAATAAGTATCGTCCATCATATCTATAAAATATTCAGCTTTAAATTTTCCCGCTTTTTCAGGAGTCATCTTTCCCTCAAGCATTCTGTTAGTAATAGCTTCGTTAATTTTTTTCTCGAGATCTGTTTCTACATATCCACCTGTAGAACTACTTTTTTTAGCCTTGTCTCGCCTTGCCTTACGTTGCTTATCAGATTGATAAAACTGACCGCCACTTTCAGTAGGTTTCAACTTAATCTTCTTAGGTTTATTAGCCATCAGTAGTATTCCTTTCTTCTACGCGAATACATCATTTCATCGTCTTCATAATCACTTGGAGTGGTAATAAAACCACCCTGTCTAAAACGTAGTATAGCCTGTGTCATCGAATCCGCCAAGTCATCATGTTCACCATTTGGAAAAGAAGCGCATTCTTCTATCACTTCTTCAGCAAAATTCATCTCTGGTGCCCACACCATACCACTCTCAAATACAGGCGCACATGAGTGCATTCGGGTAAACTTGTCAGCCCCCTTGCCCGGAGTAAAAGGGGTTACAGGTATTCCCATACGCCTTAATTCCTGTGTCAACGGCATACCAGATCCTTTTTGTTCTATAAGTATCATATCAGGATCGAACTCTTGCCACAACTCATGTGCCGCAGTTTTTAATTCTGGAAACTCCCAACGCCCCCTAACAGCATCAAGCAAAATAATATGATCCTCGCCAGTTTCCTCTCTGTGAAACACGCCCCAAGTCGTAATCGCACTGTAATCAGCCCTGTCAGACTTGCTAAATGCCGTGTCGTAGCTCTGAATAACGTAACTACAGTTAGGCGGATCGTCTTTTTCCCATATATTCCACCATTCACGCTTAATTATAGCACCTTCTTCAGCAGTTGGGTTCTGCATGTACTGCGCATTCCATTTAGACACAGGAATCGAGGCTTTTACCCCCTCTAATTCATCCAAAGTCCAAAATTCAGGCCATAAAGACTTGCCAGACGGCATAATCGCAGGAAATTCCACGATTTCCCACTTATCAGCGCCTTTTTCGCTCTGTTTTTGCAGAACTTTTGCCGTCAAATCACGAATAGACCACCGTGTCATCACAATTATGATGGCACCGCCGGGCTGCAAACGCTGTCGAGGACCAGATGTGTACCATTCGTAGATATTATCCAACGCCGTAACGCTCAAAGCGTCCTGTTCAGACACAGGATCATCAATAATAGCTAAATCTGCACCTCGACCTGCAAGCGCACCGCCCACACCTACAGCGTAATACTCACCACCCTTGTTCGTACTCCACCTACCAGACGCTTTCGCGTCCCCTGCTAGACTCACATCAGGAAAAACATCCCTAAAATCCTCGCTGTCAATTAAATTTTTGACTTTTCGACCAAAACCAACGGCTAATTCAGCCGTGTGAGTCGCCTGAATGATTTTTTTCGTAGGATCGCGCCCCATTAGCCACGTTGGAAACAAATAAGACGCAAATTCTGACTTCGTATGACGGGGCGGCATGTTAATAATCAACCGTTTTAACTTGCCATCTGCTACAGCTTGCAGCTTTTCAGCGTAAATCTTGTGATGCCTACCCTCAATAAACTGAGGCCAAACGTGCTTCACAAATGTCATGAAGTTTTCTTGCTTGGTAGTCCTGTCATCTAAAGTTTTAAGCCGCTCCAACATAGGAGCGACTTTCGCTAACTCTTCGTCAGTTAGAAACTTAGTAAAGTCACTAAGTTCATTCATACTCTACCCCGCTAGAGCCTTTAAGAAATTATCCGCTGCNNCGACTTTCGCTAACTCTTCATCCGTTAAATACTGGGTAAAGTCACTCAGGTCGTTCAATTCCTAACTCCCTAGCTAATCTAGTTAGGTTGTTCTCAAGCTTTGCACCTGAAATACCTGATTCTATCATCTGTTTTTTTCTAAAATTATACTGGCTTAAATTGCCTTTGTTTAGAAAATCTGATATTTCATCCTGAAGACTTTTTACTTTAGGCTGCTCATCTAACATAACAGACTGCACTTTACCGTCTTTTGTTTTAATAATTAATTCTTTTTCAGCAGGATTACCCACAAATAAAACATCATCTTTGTCTATCTGAAAATTTGTTTTTTTCTTTTGAGAAAAAGGATCAGCGTAACCTTCTATTCTTGTCACGTTAATTTTATTATCGCCAAAAGCTTCGTCTAAATTTTGTTTTAAAACGTTTTTATATGACGGATAATTATCGCTTTTTAAAGCTTGAGAAATAGAATTAAAATTTATGTTATCTACATAATCATTTACAGATCTACCTATATCTGGAAACTCCTCTAAAGCACCTTTATCACCCATATTCATAAAAAGTGTACCAGCAGCTTTAGATTTGTTAGCAGCTAAAATATTTGCTAAATGCTCAAACTCTGGATCAGCACGAGAATAAATTGATTTATAATCTTTGGGGTCGTTTCTAATTACAACGGTTTGAGGCTTGCCTTGCTCATCCAAACGAAACTGATAAGAAGAGTCTGTATCGCCCGGATATTTATGAGCAAAGCTAGTATAACCGCCAACATCATAAATATTTTCAAGATCAACACCTTTAAAACTATCACCAAGCTTGTCTTTAGCATCCAACATCAAACTACTTGTAGTTGGGCTTTTGTATTCAACGTAAGGAATATTATAATTCCTTTCAAATAAAAATTCTAATTCATCTGGATAATTATCAGGTTTTATAGCAGTGTAATTACTGCCTTTAGTGTCAATTTTATAAGTGCCTTTATCTCTTGCAACTAAAGGATAAATAACGCCACTAGCTGGCCTCTCTAAAGCATCTTTGTTCGCAACACTCATGGTTGCTCTAGGTGCGTAACTATCTGCAAGTTCAGGAGATGGAGTTGAAAAAGTTCCATCTGTTTGAAGCCTAAAACTCTGTATTGGAGGGTAATTAACATTATCTCTATCTGCACCACCAGTGCCATGATACAAAGTTCTATCTACGTTATAACCCATATCTCTTAACCGCTGCATTCGAGCAGCTTCACTCATATCAAGAGGAGTGTTGTTAAATAAATAAGCGTCATCTGCTATTTCCATCATTTCTTCTGTAACTTCACTCGCCCTACCCTGCGCCCTAAGTTCCAAAATTTCTTTCGCCATCGCTTCAGCACGAGTTTTAGGCTCTGGCAGTGGCTTTGTTACTGATCCAAGACCCCCACTCATTGTGACAGTATTTTGATTTGGCCTAACATTCATCAAACCACCACCAGTCGTTGCCAACCCAGCCATATTAAGTGCTTCGCCTGCCATATCTTCTTTAGGAATTAAACCTAAATAAGATGAATATGGAGCATCAATAGCCTTAGCAATAGGATCTATCATAGAAGAAAGCATATTTCCTATACCAGAATATCCCTCAAATTCAACGCTACTTAATCCGGGAGAACCTATTTCTTTTGAAAATAAACCACCTAAAAGAGGGCGGCGGTTTTGAGATGCTAGGTTTTGCTCATAAGTTTGGTTTAACTGATACAAAGGATTAAAAGGACTAGCTTGCTCACGAGCATAACGAAGCTCATCAGCATACTCATTAGGATTATATTGAGATGGAATAGGAACAGACACATTTTGTGGAACAGATGCGCTGTCATCCCTTTGCGTCTCAGCCATCTGATTAGCAATAATACTTGCTAAGTAATCATTACGCTCATTAGGTCTTTCAACAATATTACCCCTACCACCACCAACAGGCTCTGGATCAGGATCTCTAGTAAAATAAGATGACATAACGTCAGGCGGAGGAGTTCCACTAGACTTTTTATTAGTGGTGTCCTTGTTAGCATCTAAATCGTAAATGCTACCTCGACCACGCTCGTAAATCATCTTATCCGCCCATAGCCGCTAAGAAATTATCCGCCACACGATTTAATCCAACTGAACCACCAGCTTGCATGGTTCTTACATTGTCAGTTTCTTCAACTGGCTTAACTATGCGCTTCATAATATCGTCTAGCTCGTTAAACTCATCGTCTCTCGTGCGGTTTAATGATAAAGATGGACCTTCTTCTTCAGCTTCCTCAATAGGAACACAAATACCTGATACAGGATCTAATTTAAAGCCCGGAGGACATGGATCTACAGGTGAAGTGGACATCGGACTATCATCGTCCGTGCTACCACCACCTTGAGCAAACTGTTCGTTTCTTTTTTTACTTATTTCAGTGGCTTTTCTCC